TTGCTTGTACAGCTAATTTTTGCCAATCATCAGGTAAGGATGAAACATAAGCCTGAGCAAAACGCCGAGTACCAAATTCAAGGTAAGCAGCATAATTAACCTTACACCCAACATCTGCTCCAAGTTTTATATTATCAAAATATATAGAACTCCTTAAATTAGTTTCATCAACAGGTGCAATCTGAATCGCAGCCGTTCTTACTCTATCCCCAAACTTATCAAAAGCCGACTGTATCTGCGGCTCATACTTTGCCGGTAAAAACCGTTGCATAGTTTTTTCTAACCCCTCTACCTTTATGACAAATCCACCCATGTTTCTGTTTTTGAATATCGTAAAATCAAATAATTTTTATACCCTTCACTCTCTATTGTCATTTGCTCACACTTGCAAAGCTGCCCTTCATAAACCATCCATGTTAACGAATTAAACCGTCCATCGAATCTTACTTTAACCCGGTAATCGTACCGTTCTAACTGTTGCGCCTGTGCTGCAAAACTATTGCCCGTTCTGTCGGCTATCTCTGCCCATGCCTGCCACTGCTCTGTTATAGTGCTTGTGTTACCACCCCCGGCATCTGTTGAATAGCTTTTGTTTTGGAATGTTGGCCTCCGGTTCATTTTACCTACACTCATTTTTGCCGTATTAATGGGTTTAAAATAAGTTGCGCCTGTACACTCATACCAGATGATACTTTAATATCCCCCCTGTTTTCGTACAGGAACAACACCTGCTCCATTATTGCTGTTTTATAAATTTCAGGTAGTGTTGCATACCCGGCGGTATAAGCTACGGCCATGCGGCCATAAGGCGTTTGTAGTTGATTAAAATTATACTCAACCGTTAATGCTGTCCCCTGCCAATTAGCTGCTGTAGGCCCGGAAGTTACAGGGCCATATGGTAAAATAAAACCACCATTGGCGTTATTAATATCGGCTACTATTGAACGGGAAATAAAACCTGTATTTGTGTATTGCTCGCACATTATTCGGGCCGTTGTTATCAATGCTGTTAATAAAGCATTTTCGTCTGTGGTATCAATTTTACCCCATGCCTTAATATCATTTAATGTTACCGGCTCGGGTACGGATGCTGCCCAATTAATATTCGTATTGAAACAACAGTTATATAAACCGTTGCCAAATCCGGCTCCGTAACCCCGGCTTCTCCAGTAATAATCTTCGTTGCTTCTAAAGTCCATTTTAATAAATTAAAATAGCCCTGCCCAATTCAGGACAGGGCCGTTATCATAAACTAACACATGAATTAAGAAATAGCATCAAACGTGCCGTAGATAAAGTAGTTATCACCATAAACAGGTAATGCTACTCTTTCCTCAATCCTTACCGTTACCTGGTTTGTCCGCACGTTTGTTGAATCTTCGTAGAAGAACTCCACACGGGCTGGCTCCCTGGTAATAAAGTTTGCACCCATTGTCCAATCACCAACAAGGTAATCGAACTTTGTTTGTGCTGTTGATTTAAACACAGGCACCCCTGCAATAGATAATTGACCGTTTGCAAAAGTTACAAGACCGGCAGGTGTTGTATATACACCACTCGTTACCGCTTTGTAAAGTAACAAATTGTACCAGTCAGCAGGGTTAAGCAATATTCCATTAGCTTCACGATCCAAAACCTCTAATTGAGATATTGCCTGTATTAATGTTTCGGCACGGCTAACTGATGCTGCAGCAGCGGCGGTATAGTTACCGGTTGATTGAATACCTAAAAGGTTTGGTTGAACACCGTTACCGTTAAGTATTTGATCGTCCTCTGCTCTTAATAGCAATTCAGGTAAGCGGCTTTGTAGGAACGTAGTCATACCTTCTACATCATCCAGCATATTACGGCTGATTACCAAGAAACCTGCAATCCATTCTGCACGTACACTGGCTTCCTGTAACTTCAACTCTACCTGAGCTTTTAATGTAGCCTTCTTGCAGTAGCGATAGCACCGGTTCCGGTAATTTCTTTTACATAATCAAATGTACTTTTCGCACCCATTGTACCGCCATTCAATAATTCACGCAGGTGAAGTTTACGTTTTGGCAATTCAATGATACCAGGCTTAACATAAGCAACACTTGTGTTTGCTGTTGGAAATGCGTTGGCAAAAGTCATGTCTTTTAAATCTAAAACAAGACGCTCACCTTTTTTCATTCCCATTAACTTACCGGATGCTTCTTTGGTAGCTTCGCAAATGATTCGGTAAAACTTTTACCTTCTTCACCATTCTTTGCAAACCGACCATCTTTTACCAGTTTCTCCATACCAGCCCAATCGTCAACCATTGTTTTAAAATCGGTTGCCAACTTACTTACATCTTCAGGGGAAACATCTGATGGTAATCCTTTAACCAAAGCAATCTTTTTCTCTGCTAAGTCAACCATTGATTTTGCTGATTTGTCGGCGGCATCGGATGCGGCCTTTAAAATTGTTTCTTTACTTGCCTCGAGTTCGGTAACCACCGTACTTTTAATGAGTTCTAAATCTTTCTGATCCATTGTTTTTAATTTTGAGTTACGAAAACTTGTTTAAATGATTGTTTTATGATCGCTTGCAAAGTTTCCGGCTCAGGTGTTTTAACAACGGCGTGGGTGGAAATATCTTTAAATGCTTTTTGTAAAAATAATAATTCATCTTCTAAGAACCGTGCCGTGGTATCTGTAAACGTACCATTGGCACATGCTTTAATTAGCCTATCAATCCTTTCCTTCAATATTTTGCTTACTCTTTACTCCAATTAGCGGTGTGTATTGATTTGCACCCCATCCGGTTAAAGATGAAAACTCGTATAACTTCAATTCCTGTAATTGTGTTTGTTGATCCTTCCAATCAGCCTCCGGGTTCATAACATTTTTTCTTATAGTACGATACCCGATTGAGTGTTCTGTTATCAACCCGCTGTCAATCATCTTTAAAACATCCACCGCAATATCATTTGTGCCAGCTTTTGATTCATAATATAGCCCCTTTTGATCTTCGCTTAACAGCATTGGCACACCTACAGGCCAATCAGTATTATGATTTAGCAAATGTTTTATCCGGGGTTGCACTGATTTTGGACCCTGATCTGAAATTGTTTTTTGAAATGCGCCGGGAAGTATAATATCGTTATCGGCATCGAGTGTATTGAAGCTGGCAGCATATCCAGTTATAATGCCTTGCTTCATATCCATATCTTTTATGGATGCTTGCAAGAAGTGCGCTGATTTTTGAATGTAGTCTCCCATCTTGAAAGTAAAGTTATATAAAAATGCAACAAAGTTGCAAATTTATTTTTTAGATAGGTATAAACCCAATTACACACCTGCAATTACACACCTCGCCTGGGCCTGCAGCCTTATCCCCCGGCACGTCCATTTCAAAACCGCCAACTAAAAATTTACCTGACAGGGGAATTGTAGTTTGATTAATTTCTGCATGATGCTTACGGGTACGGTTATCTCTGGCAGCAATCCATATTTTATCAAGTGCAATACCGGATGCCCTTGCATTAATTATCGCAGCTTGATTTGCCGCTGCCACAGTTTCGGTACGGGCAATAAGCCTTGCACGGCTTGCGCTGAATGGTGCCGCCTCCAATTCCTTAACCATATCATCAAAGCTGGCACCGGTTTCGGCTGCCCTCGTAAGTACATCCTGAATAAGTCTAATGGTAGTTTGTGTAATATCTTCTGCAGTATTAAATAGTTCCTGAAAAAAGTATTGCCTTATCAGTGCAAATATCCTTTCACTAAACCCCATTTGCCCGCCACGTTTTAATATAAAATTACCCCTTGTGTGGTAAGCCCAGGCCGCACCGGTTTGCTGATGAATCTTTAATAACAAGCCGTGCATCTCACCGGAGCGCACGTAAATTGTATCTTTATGTTTGATGTAAGATTTTACCTGAGCCTTTAGTACTGCGGTTATTAATGCAATGTATTTTTTTTCATACCGCTGTTGGAACCGGTGGAACTTTAACCAATACTCGTTTTGTTCTTTGATTGTCATTTCATTTCGCTAACCGGGTTGTACGGCTTTGTCTTATCCCTTAAATTTTCAAACACGACTTTCCTTACACGTTCCCGTTTAAGTTTAGCCACCTGCTCTTTTTCATGGCAGCTTTCAACAGGTATCTCATTACTGATTACCTTTTCCATTGTCCGCAGTACCTTGTCCGCTATTTCCATAATCATTGGATGTGTTTTGTACTAATAATTAAGGTATTTATTATTTCGGTTTTTTTAAATATCGCTTATTCCCTTTATCATCAACATAATATTCAATATCAAAATCTTTTAAAATGGAACTTATTGTTTCTCCCGTTTCTTCCCCTTGCCAATCCACTACATTATTACTATCGTCAATTATCCATTCTTCATTTATTAATGGGTTTTGTGAATTTCTATCATTTTTTGATATAAACGAAATAAGCCTCTCTCCATCAATTTCATTTCTTGCATTTGCATTATGATCCGACACCCTTATCTTTATTCTATCACCATCTGAATCAATAGCGTTAATATACCTACTCCCCGCAAGTTTTAGCTTTAAACTAATATCATCTTCAAGCTTTTGTTTATTTTTATCATATTCATCTTCTCCAGCCCCATCGCTCGCAAATTGCCCGCCTATGCTACTCCCCTCAGGTTCACGGGGTTGGTCAGGGTCAAACTTTTTTTTTGGCTTACCATAATCGCCAGCAAC